ACTTTGAATATTATTATTTAACATATCAATTATGAATTACATTTTATTACTAATTGCATACGAGTTTATAAGAAAAAAATTGATTTGGTTGTGGTATTATTTAATCGAAAAAGGAAATTAATATGGCAGATATATCAAAATGTATGGATTTTCTTTGTCCTTCAAAAGACAAATGTTATAGATTTATAGCTCCAGTTGGTAAATGGCAATCTTACGGAACTTTTGACAGGGAAGAAGACGCATATAGTTGCAGTTACTTTTGGGAAATAAGTTGTCCTAATTGCGGACAAAAAGATGGAGTGCATAAATTAAGTTGTGAAACAAGAAAAATAAAAATAAATTTATAATGGCAATAGGAAAAGAATTATCCCCAATATTAGAAGAAATTGAAAACAGCTTATTGGAGTTTGCTGCCTATAAACCCGAATTCACAAAGGAGGGTTTTCGCGCTGCAATCTTTATATTTCAGTCTGCATTAATGGACAAAATGTTTGAACTGCAAACGGAACAAGAAATGCCAAATAAAGATTGCGAACTAATGGCTAAGAATTTAGGTGAGGAGTTGCGAAATACTATTTTCAGATTTACAGGTATAGATACACACGAGTTGTTCACCAATGGATAGCATAGAAAGTATGATTTGCATTGTGCAGATTTATATTCATTATACAAAAAATGTCGAAGTAAACATAAAAGTCACTAACTTTGTAGAAATTAGACAACTAAAAGAAGCGCATAGAATAGCCAAAGAATATTTAAATTTCTGTAATATGACAATAATTGAAAGAAATTTGTAAACAACATAATCGCTGGATAAATATTGTTAAGCAGTTTGGGATAACCGACTATGCTGAGGACGTAGTACAAGAGGCATACATAAAATGCCTGGAGAAAGAAAAAGTAAACGAAAGCTATTTCTTTTTAACCTTGCGAAGTTTGGCAATGGATCTACACCGAAAGCAAAAAAAGATTATAAAAGTTTCAATTGACGAGGTTAATATAATTTCAGAAATAGAACAACAAAATGAAGTTTTGGAAATAGTAGACGATTTTCATTGGTTCGATAAAGAGATTTTCTTTCTCTATTATGATGAAAAAATGACAATGCGCAAAATAGCAAAAGAAACAAAAATAAGCTTGAAAACTATTTTCACGACAATACAAAAGTGTAACACTAAAATAAAAAAAGAATGGCAAAAGGAAGACCAAAAAAATCAATAGGCTTAGGTGATACAATCGAAAAAATAACAACAGCTACAGGAATTAAAAAGCTTGTAGAGTTAAGTGGTTTTGATTGCGGATGTAGTAAGCGCAAAGAAGCGTTAAACAAATTGTTTCCATACGCTAAACCAAATTGTTTAATAGAGGACGATTACAACTATCTAACGATTTTGTTTAGTAAGTTTCTAAACGAACTTTCAATAAATCAACAATATAAGTTAATCGAAATTTACGAAAGAGTTTTCGGAACTAAATTAGAGCAATCGAGTTGCGCTAGTTGCTGGAGAGATAGAGTTAACGAATTGAGAAAAGTTTACGATACACACAAAGAAGATGGAAATATAATTTAAATTATGGAAGCAAAAGAAATAGCAAAAATTTTAATTTATAAATATCAATCTTTAGTTCCTGCTTGGGATAGTTATAATGATTGTGAATTAGAATTAGAATATAGATTGCCAGCTATGAAAAAATGTGCATTAATAGCTTTGGAATTTTCAAAGCAATTTATAACGGGCGATTTAAATGAATCATTTGATAAAACAATGTACTTATTAGAAATAAAAAAAGAGATAGAATCTTTTGAATAAACAAATTTATTTCAGATGGATAAAGAAAAAGAAGTAAAGAATACCAGAGGGGGCGCAAGGGCTAACGCAGGGCGTAAATCTGTAGCTTCTGAACAAAGAGTTAATGATATATTTTTAAGTGCCTTAAAAAGCCTTAAATCAGTTGAAACAGATGACGAAGCTAAAATAGAATTTGCAAAGGATTTATACAATAGCCAAAGAGGTCAGATTTTTATAGCTGAACATTTATTCGGTAAACCAAAGGAAACAATCGAAACAACACACAATATAAACGATTTCGATATTAAATCTTTATTCTCTTTTGATAAACCTAAACAATAAATATAGTCTACTCGTTTCAGATAGTAGATACTTTATAATTTCGGGGGGAAGGGGTTCGGGAAAATCATATTCCGTGAACTCCTTTTTACTTATGCTTACTTACGAGGTTGGGCATATTATTTTGTTTACTCGTTATACTTTAACTTCTGCTCACATTTCTATTATTCCAGAATTTATTGATAAAATAGAAACGCAAGATTTGCACCACGATTTTTCAATTACAAAAGATGAAATTATTAATTTAAGAACTGGATCTAAAATAATATTTCGAGGTATTAAAACAAGTTCAGGAACTCAAACAGCAAACTTAAAATCTATTTCGAAGGTTACTACATGGGTACTCGATGAAGCTGAGGAATTGGTAGATGAAACCATATTCGATAAAATTGATTTATCAATACGACACCAACAAAAACAAAATAGAGTTATCTTAATTCTAAATCCAACTACAAAGGAGCATTTTATTTACAATCGTTTCTACGAAAGCAAAGGAATTAAAGAGGGAAGCAATCTAATCAATGGAGATACTTCTTATATCCATACAACCTATTTGGATAATAAAGAAAACCTTTCGGAAAGTTTTATAAATCAAATCGAACTCACAAAGCAAAGCAACCCTAAAAAATTTCAACACGTTATTCTTGGCGGTTGGTTAGACAAAGCTGAAGGAGTTGTTTTTACAAATTGGAGTTTTGGAGAATTTAACCCCGACAATTTACAGACTTCTTTCGGTCAAGATTTTGGATTTAGTATCGACCCAACTACACTTATCGAAGTTGCAATTGATAAAAATAAAAAGAAAATCTATTTATTTGAGCACCTTTATAAACCAAAATTAACAACGTCCGAAATATCAATTATAAATAAAAGGATTTGCGGAAACAAATTAATAATTGCGGATAGTGCTGAGCCTCGTTTAATTGCTGAAATGCAAAACAACGGTTGTAATATTAAAGCAACTGAAAAAGGAGCTGGAAGTATAAGTGCAGGAATTGCTTTGATGCAGGATTATGAATTAATAGTTGAACCAAATTCGACAAACATAGCAAAGGAGTTGAACAATTACATTTATTCAGATAAAAAAAGCGGTTTAGTAATAGATAATTTTAACCATGCTATTGATGCAATCCGTTACAATGTATTTTTTAACCTATCAAATCCAAACAAAGGAAGTTATTTCATCTACTAGTACTACAAAAAAACAATTAAAACGTTATATAAATATGAAAGTTAAAATCACTATTCCAACCTCGTTAAATGAAATCACTTTGGAGCAGTACCAAAGATTTGTTTCTATATCTGAAAAGAACGAGGAGGGCAATTTTCTACAATTAAAAATGCTAGAGATATTTTGCAATATACCTTTGAGTGTTGCGTCTAATATGTCGTTAAAAGACGTCAACGAAATTACCACAAGTATCAATTCGATGTTTACTCAAGACCATAAACTGCAAACTATTTTTAAACTAGGAAATACAAACTTTGGATTTATTCCTAACCTTGACGAAATTAGTTTAGGAGAGTTTAGCGACTTGGATAATTACTTTGGTAAAATCGACAAGATGCACAATGCAATGGCTGTTTTATATCGTCCTATTACTGACAAGTCAAAAGACAAATATTTAATTGAACAATACAACGGAACTATAACCTATTGCGATGTAATGAAACATATGCCAATGGATGTAGTTTTTGGCGCGATGGTTTTTTTTTACAATTTAAGCAACGAATTATTACTCAGTTCTCTGAATTATTTGGAGGAGAACCCGCAAGTGAAAGCTTTAATCGACAAGCACAATTCGGAGTTAAGTGGGGATGGTATTCATCTTTCTATGCTCTCTCTCAAGCTGACATTAGAAGATTTGATGAAGTTTCCAGGCTACAACTTACAAGTGCTTTAACGTTCCTAACATTTGAAAAGGAAAAAATAGAAATAGAACAATCAATGCTCAAAAAAAATGAATAACTATTATCAAATAACCGAAGTTTTAAAAGACTCACTTTTACAGGATGGAATAATTAATAACGTTTCACAAGGCGATATTTTCAACGTAGATTTAAATAAGACTACTATATTCCCTTTGGCACATATTGTAGTTAATACAGCAACACAAAGCGAAAGCGGTAATACAAATGTATTTAACGTTTCTGTTTTATTAATGGATGTTTGCGATATATCAAAAGATGCAAATTATGACGTTTTTTATAATAACGATAACGAAGCGGATATTTTAAATAGTCAATTTGAAATAGGTAATAGGTTAATCGCATCTTTACGTAGAGGTGCGCTTTGCGATTTAGGCTATGAATTAAATGGAAATGTAAATTTTGAAGCTTTCAGCGATAGATTTGAAAATAAAATAGTAGGCTGGACTTTGACTTTTGGAGTTGAATGTGCTAACGATATGACTATTTGCTAAATGAATTTAGAACATACACAAAAGACACTTGAAAAGTTTAGGGATTACGTGATACAACAATCACGTAGCAACTTGACTAAAGGCGGTCACAACGATACTAAGAGACTATATTCAGAAATTAAAGGAAACGTAAAGGCATCAAAGAATAGTTTTGAATTGGGGTTTGAAATGCCAATGTATGGACAATTTCAAGATAAAGGGGTTAAGGGTAAATTTTCATCAATGCGAGCACCTAATAGTCCGTTTAAATTTGGAAGCGGTACAGGGCAGAAAGGCGGGTTAACAAAAGGAATTGAGCAATGGGTTAAAAGAAAAGGTTTTCAATTTCGGGATAAAGAAAGCGGTAAATTTATGAGTTATAAAAATACAGCATTTTTAATTAGCCGTAGCATTTATATGAAAGGCTTAAGACCGAGTTTATTCTTTACAAAACCATTTGAGGCTGGATATAAAAAATACATAGATGACGATTTAATAAACCAATTTGGTTTAGACGTTGAGGACTTAATGAAATACACACTAAAAGATATAAAATAAAATGGAAAGATTTAACTGCAGAAGTCCTTTTATAATTGAAGTAGACGGAGATTCTGACCAAGTAGGGACAAAATTAGTAATTGAGGTTTTTGCTCAGGATAGCAACACGCTTTTAGTTAAGGAAATTGAAAAGAAAATGTTTGGTCCTACAAATAGAGTAAACTACTATAATATAAGTCCGTTTGTTTTCGATGTTTTAAATACGTTAAATACAGATATGTGGGGTTGCGTTGTAGGTATAACTAAATTTTGGTATGACGGAACTACACACACCCAATTTGATACAGCATTATTTGTTTCTACTAACGGATATTCTGATTACTTAAATCCAAACGACATAGAAGATAAAGAGTTTATTGCATTATCAAAAGAGGTTACTTACGATATAAATTATACCAGAGGTTTAAATTTCCCTACGTTAGACTTTATTTTTGATTTTACTACTTTTGGAGGCGACTATGAATGCGTTATTTCCGATGGTGTGTTTTCGGATGCTGAAACAATATCAAACAATGGAAGCTATTTATTTAAAAGGTTAGAACTTACAAATACTTCGATTCATTATGATGTAAAAAATTACTTTCAAATATTTAAAATGGGAGAGGATATTGAAAAGGTTTTTCAAATTCGTTTAGTCAACCTTTGCGAGCCAAAATACACTCCGATTAAATTAGATTATGTAAATAGATATGGCGGTTTGCAATCAATGACTTTCTTTAAAAATTCAACTCAAAATATCGAAGCTAAGGGTTCAGAATACAATACTAATACTTTTACTACTTATCCAATTTATGACGCTTCTTTAGGACAAAAAAGAGTTTTCAATAAAAATGGAAGTAAATCAATTAAATGTAATTCGGGATGGGTTAACGAAAGCGAAAACGAAAATGTAAAAGATATTTTGCTTTCTGAAAATCTATTATTGACTTACACGGAAGAAGGAGCAACGGTTACAAAGGCAGTTACTTTAAAAACAAGCTCACAACTTTTAAAAACAAATCTTAACGAGAAAGTAATTAACTACGAATTTGAGTTTGAGGTTGCATCACAATTAATAAATAACGTTGTATAATGGTAAGCGTAGAAATTTACATAAAATTAGGCACGGAATTAAAAAGAATTGATTTATTCAAGGACGAAAAAATTTCTTTGACTTCAAGCGTTCAAAACATTAACGACCTTTCGAAAGTATTTACAGACTATACGCAAAGTTTCACTATTCCTGCATCCAAAAATAATAATATTATTTTCAATTATTGGAACGAAAGCGGAGTTAATGATGGATTTGACCAACGTA